AGCGACAGTACCCCATGATGGTGTAGTTCCATCTGTTGTTAGGTACTTGCCTGAGTTGCCAGTCTGTGCTGGTAGTCCTGCATAGTACTCGCTAAAGGTAATATTAGTAGTACCAATAACAATAGGGTCAACTGTTGTTGAGTTAATGAATGACTTGTTAGTGTTTACTGTTCCACCAGAACAGAACAACTCATCACCATTTTTCATTTCACCTGATGGGTTATTATCCGCATCGGTTGCACGAGTAAGAACCCAGTTGGTTGAACCACTGCCAACGGTAGTAAGTGTGTAGATACCGTTCTCAGTTTGTGTTGTCTGATTCTTTACAAGTACACGAGCATTAAGAGCAGGACTTACTCCATCTGTGCTAAATGCTGCTTGCGTGCCAGAGTTGGTAAGAGTTGCCCCAACACCTGAACTTCCGTTGCTATAGGTAGCAGTTAGATTTGCTGTAGTCGCTGCAACAACTGACTCATGATAGTTAATCTGAGTAACTACTGCATCAACATATTGCTTAGTAGCAAGACCAAGGTTTGTAGTTGGGTCTGCACTAGCCAGTCCACTACTAAGGGTTAGACCAGTAATTGTTGAGTATGTAGTACCTGAGTCAATAGTTGTAGAGCCAAGAGTTGGTGCTGAGTAAACGCTAGTTGTAGCAATTTGAACCCAGGCGCTTCCTGACCACACATACATATTGCCAAGAGTAGAGTTCCAATAGATAGCACCAACAAGAAGTGGGTTGCCATCGTTATCTACTGATGGGGGAGATGACTTGCTACCAAGGTAGCGGTCATCAAACTCATCGTAGGTTGTAGCAGCAGATGTAGCACTTGTAGCAGCAGATGCTGCAGATGTTGATGCTGCTGTTGCATATCCTTGTGATGCCGTTGCTGAGTTTTCTGCAGATGTTGCAGAAGTAGCAGCAGCAGTCTGACTGGTCAATGCTGATGCTGCACTTGTAGCAGCGGCAGTTTGGCTAGTTAAGGCAGAGGATGCAGATGTAGCAGCGCTAGTTGCTGATGTTGCTGCTGCTGTTGCGGAGGCTGCTGCTGATGTAGCCGAAGTCGAAGCCGAAGTCGCAGATGTCGCTGCAGCACTTGCGCTAGTAGCAGATGAAATAGCAGATGCTTCCGAACTACCTGCGCTAGTTGCGGCACTTGTAGCACTTGTTGCTGCAGCAGATGCACTATTGGCAGATGCTGTTGCATATCCAGCAATAGTTGCCACAGAAGCAGCAGCGGTTGTAGCACTTGCTGCAGCACTGGTTGCACTTGTAGCAGCAGCAGTGGCACTAGCAGCAGCGCTTGTTGCTGATGTTGCTGCTGCCGTTGCGCTATTAGATGCGCTTGTAGCGGAAGTAGCAGCGGCTGTAGCAGAGGTTGCAGCAGAAGTTGCTGAGGTAGCCGCTGCACTTGCTGATGTAGCAGATGCACTGGCTGATGAAGCAGAGGCTGTTGCGCTATTTGCTGCGCTTGTTGCTGATGTTGCAGCAGCGGTAGCACTGGCTGCAGCAGAAGCAGCACTTGTGGCTGCAGCAGTTGCTGAGCCAAGAATTGCATCTACATAATCTTTAGGTGTAGCAGAAGATGAAACCATGCCAGCAGATGACAAGCCAGTAAGAGTTCTGCCAGTCATGTCAATAGTTTTATTGGTAAGAGTCTGAACTGCGTTGGCGATTACTACTGTGCCAGTTGTATTAGGCAGAGTAATTGTATTGTCTTGTGTTGGGTCAACTACAGTCAGAGTTGTTTCAAAGGCATCAGGTGTTGCACCTTCAAAGACAATGCTTGCATCTACGCCAGCACCAGAGATGCTTGGGTTAGTGATAACTGGAGAAGTTAAAGTTTTGTTTGTAAGTGTTTGTGTCTTAAGAGTACCAACAATAACACCATCGCCTGTTGCAATACCATGAACATGTGTCTGGTTAGCAGCGTTAAGGATTGTCTGGTCAATGTCATATCCACGAGCAGCAATGTGGTTCTCTGACTCACGGAACTCACGACCTGAAACACCATGTCTTACGACAGCACCAGCAGAGTGGGCTACAGCCTGTGTATTGTCAGAGCCACGGGTTACGCTAAGTGTTGTTCCGCTACCAGAAGTAACAGTAACAACTTCTTCTTTAGATGTATCAGGGTCAACAATAAGAGTGTATGGGTAATCAGTTGGGAAGCCAGAGATGGAGCCAACGATAAACGAAGTGTTTGCTTGTCCCTGTGATTGTGCGGGAATTGATGAACCGAGCGCGGTTTCAACTGCTGTTGAGGAGTAGTACCGCGCTGGGGAGCCTGGGTCGCCTGCTGCCATTTGTCTGCCTTATCTCTGGTAGTGGGAACGAAGTGGATGTTGACGGCGCTGGTTGTCCGCTACTTCATTTAAACGCTGTTGGTAAATGTTGTATAGGAATCTGGAAGCGTTCTGTCCAGAACCTACTGGTGTTACGCCATCAAAAATATCTGCTGCTGCAGATTGTGGACCAAGGCGTGATGGGTCTAAGAATGAAACCATACGAAAGGCTGCGCCATAGATGACAACATCTTCTGAGTATGATGGTAAACCTGTAGTTGCTGCGTAGTCATCGTTTTCATTGACTAACAATGTAGGGCGCTTCTTGTATGCCACATGCACTGTTTGTCCAGGAGTAATACCTGCGTAGATACTGATGCTACGAGCAGTCGCAAAAGCATCTGTGTCTGCTGTGTGGTCTAGTGTGTAGCCACGAACTGGGAACCATTCACGAGATGGTCCTACTGTTGAGTAAGACACACCAAGGACTGCTTGAAAATCTGCTGGCAACTGGTAAGTAGTGCGTGCTGCGATGAAGGGGAAGTCAGTTGTAGCAGTGGCAAATACCATTGGGTACATAGCATCAATAGTGTTATTGATTGCCTTTTTAATTTCTGCTCGTGGAAAAATTGGGCTGGCAATTACCTTTGCATTTTCTAGGTGTGGTGCAGCAGTTGTTCCACGCTGTCCGCGACCCCATGGGGTAAGCGTTAGTGTATTGGTTACATTGTCTGTACTGTTAACAAATACAATTTCATCGTCAATTTGTACAAAGCCACGACCCATACCTGTTGCATCTGCAATAGATAGTGTGGTTGCAGTAGATGATGCAGGTGATGTTAGCCAACTGGTTGGCTCAACATTGTCTGTGTATCCATGAAGAACTGAATCAACACGCTCAATTAAATCTAAATATGAACTCATAGGTTAATGCTCCTTAATGCTACGACTCCTGATAACCCAGTGGTTCCTGCTAACTCATTGCAAATAGCATTAAAGTCTTTATAGTTTTGAGGCTGGCGAGATGAACTTGCCTTGTAATTCAGGGCAGCAATAAGACCCAAGCCATTGGTACCAGCCCATGCATTGGCAGCACCTTGTTCAGATTCGTATGCTGTCATTACTGGATAGGTACCACCATTGGCTAAACGATTGAGTTCGTCTGCTAGTGAACTTCCTGCTGTTCCTGTTGCCATTACTTAGCCTTTCTCTTTGCTGCTGCGTTATCTACAAGGTTTGGGTAAGGGCGACCAGCCTTCTTAGCAGCAGCCTTAGCCTTTGCCTTTTGTGCTGGTGTTAGTGGTGTTGACTTTTTCTTTGGATTCTTTGTATCCCAAAATGCTTTCTTCTTCACCACTTCACCTTGTCTGCCCAATACGCTGCACTCATCTTGCCTTTGGCAATATTCTTTGCATGGCGTGCTTTGAACGATGCTTGACGGGCAGAAGGTTGTCTGTCTCCTGTGACTCCCTGTTGCCCAAAACGAATTGTTTTTACCTGTGAACCTGACTTAGCCACAACAACATGAGACTTTGTTGGATGACTTGGTGTGCGCTTAGGCTTGTTAAAGCCTGACACACCAGCACGGGCTAGGCGTGGGTCCTTCTTGGCTGGCATTACTTCTTCTTCTTAGCCATCTTTGCTGCGCTCAAAGCGATAGCAACTGCCTGCTTCTTAGACTTAACAGCGGGTCCACCCTTACCTGACTTGAGAGTTCCGCGCTTGTACTCGCCCATTACTTTTTCAACCTTCTTCATTGCTGCTTTTTTCTTCATGGTTTAGTCCTCGTCATCTTCCATCTCAAGGCGCTTGCCTGTTGGCACTTCGCCAATACGCTGGATAGGCTTGTTGTACTGAGCAACATTTGCTGCAGTTGGAGCAGAGTTAACCTTTCTACCACCAACACCATATGGACTTACTGTTCCATAACATCCGCACTTAATGCACATTTCTACTCCTTTGAACTGTAACTTGTGTTTCTCCGCCAACAGTTGTGTTGTAGTTAGCAGAAATCTGTATTGCTTTTATAGCAACTTCTTCGGCATCTTTGATTGTCTTAGGACCAACCATTGCCACAGCGCCAAGCGCTAAGTTGCCACCACCACCGATTGCATAGAACCCGCCATCATCGCGGGAGAAGGAGTAGTAATGGCTAATCTCATAAATGATTCCGTCAAAGGCAACGAGTGCATCAAAGCCTGCATCTCTATCAGCAGGGTCTGGGTTGTACCCATTGTCAATCATTGCCTTGCGAAGTGATGGCAATACCTTGCTCATCATAAACTTATCTGTATCCATAACCCTAGATACTTTGGGTGGTACCCATAGGTACTGTGCGATATTGGCTGCTTGGTCATCACCTGCAAAGGCAATTACATATTCACCTTTGGTAATAACCTTTTCAATACCTTTGGCTGTGTAGGGCTTATCGTTATAGGTAATCCTGGAATCACCAGCAATAACTGCTGCGTTCTTTAACTGGATACCAACGATGGCTGTCATGTTTGCCCCTTAAGCGCCGTATGCTTTTCCTGTCTTGTTTGAAATATCTACTGCCTTTTGGACTGCCTTCATACTTGTACCTGCTGGCTGAATCCCTTGAGCGCGGGCATCTTTGTATGCTTTGAGTTCTGCATCCCACTTTGTAGTGGACATACTTACTTTAGAATTAGCATCTCCTACACCCATTTCAAGTGTAGAAATTTTGCAGCCAAAACAATTCTCAACATACTCAGGATGTATAGTTCGTCTATGTAAACTCATGCTGGTGTTATGTACTCCCCGTAGCCTTGAGCAGTCAAGGCATCTGCTGTCTCTTGCGTGATTACAGTCTTAGTGCCACCAAGGTAAAACTCAGTAGCAGCATCAACATCTACCTGTGCTGGGTAACGATATGAGGAATAGATACCGTTAACTCTTAAGACAGAAACTCCTTTAATAATTTTATAGCGTGAGAACAATGGACCATCACTCATTGGAGTTTCTTCAACGGTGGGTGTAGTAAAAATGTACTGTGTCATATTGTCCTATTCCGTTGCAGAGGATGGGGCTTTCGCCCCACCCCCCGACAACTACTGCTTAGAGAGCAGCGATTGATGAACCTGATTCGATGCGGTATAGAGCAGCCTCGCGGTAGCGTGACCATCCGATTACACCGTACCAACCGATTGGACGGAAGCGCATCAACTTATCGGTGATTGGTCCGATAACAACTGATGGCTCTTGTGCAACAGCCTCAGCCAATGCCTGCTTTCCAGCAAGGATTGTGTCGAATACGCGAGTTACAGGTGTTACAGTTACAACAGTTGTTGCTGTAACTGCTGCTGTGTTAGCAATAGATACAGTAAATGTTGTTGTTGAACCTGCTGTTGTGATAGCAGTAATCAAGGCACCAGAAGCGATACCTGTTCCTGCAACCTTGTCGCCGACCTCTGCACGAGATGCGATGACTGATGTTGAGGCAACACCGAATGTGAAGCCTGCTGATGTGCCAGCAACAGTTACGGCTGTTGTAGCCAATGCTGTCTGGTCTGCACCTGACTTGCTTGAGTACATGCGTGGGTTCTCAATGAAGAAAGCACCTTCGTATGTACCGATTGAGCCTGCGAATAGGTTGCCCAATGAAGCATCTGTGTGCTGGTGTGTGTCACGCCAGCCGATGTTTCCTGTCTCAGCACGAAGGTCGTGTGAAACTTCTGGGTGGATACCTGTCCAGTATAGGCTTCCTGAGCGAGGCACAGCCTTGTTTGTACGCAACTTAGCAACTGCCTTACGAAGGTTAGCAGATGTGATTGTCATACCTGCTGTGATTGTTGCTGTTGATGTTGCTGTACCTGAATAGATAACATTCACACCGTTGACAAGCGCTTGCTGCGCGATGTCATCGAGTGAGTCAGCCATGTTGTAAGCGATGATGTCAGCGATTGCTGGGTCAACATCTGATAGTGAGAGCAGTTCCAACTTGCGTGTTGCAAGTGCTGCGTTACCCTGTTCGTTTAGAGTAACTGAAACTGTTGAGACATCTGGTAGTGCTACTGCATCTACATCGGTTGTCTCTGATAGAGCAGCAGTTGCTGCAGCCAAGTCATTGTAAAGTGAGAATACAACGCTTGAACCTGGCATCGCCTGCTGTACTGGGCGCTTGTCCGCTACTGCACGAATCATCGGCGTATCGCGGAGGGCAAATTCTACATAACGGTCATAAGCGGTCTTTACAAGACCTGCCATAGACGAGGTATCTGTATATGCCATGTGGGTTCACCTCCTGGTGATTGGTTAGTTGGTTGGGTTAATTACAAACCAAGGAGTGCATCTAGTTCATCGCGTGACTTTGCCTGCAAGACTCGCGACATGGAATCTGTGTCAAGGTTTGGAGCCTGACCAGTAGCGACCATGTTGTTAATTCTTGCTTGAGCAGTCACATCTTGAGACTGTTGTGTTGGCTGAGATTCAGCCTGGGTTACTGCACCAAATACATCGCCATATTCGTTAATCCAGTTATTGATTGCTTCTTCCGAAGTATCAATGTCTGCTGGTACGAACGCTGCAATCTTTGGATTTAAACCCTTTGCTTGTAGCACATCCTTGACAGTACGCTGACGGGTCTGTGTCTTAAGACCTAACAACTCCTGTTCTAGTTCTTTTGCACGCTTTTCAAGCGCACGGTTTACTTGGCGGAGTTGCTTGATGCCACCGTCTTGGGTGGTTTCATCATCTTCGTCATCGTATTCATAGTTGGTAGCCATCTACCTATCTCCCTTTGTTAGTTGTATTCGCAATCCACAATGCAGTTAGGGGAAACTACATTGGCTATCACTACCAGTCTTTTACGCCCACCTAGGCTGGTCGGTTAAGTGGGGATTCTTTTTATATTCCTTCGGTACCCTTGAGTGAAGTACTTGTTACTCCAGAGCGCCCACCGAAGCGAGTCATTGTTTCTCGCTCAGCACGCTTTTGAGATGCCATCTGGCTTTGAATGTCTCTGCCAACGATTCCTTGAATCGCCTCATTTTGTGAGTAGTTAGTTCCTTCAATACGAGCAAGGCGTGCTTGCTGGTCTGAAAGAACCTTGGCTTGACCAAAGGCTGACCTGATTGTCTGGTAGTCTTGCTCACCAACACCACCGCGTAGTTCTTCTGCTTCAACTATTGAAACACCAGTACCAAACCCAGCATCCATAGAAGCAGCACCAATCTCAGCAAGGCGTACTTGCTTCTTGATGATGTCCATACCAACGGTTGGATTAAGTAGGTAAGCAGTAAGTGCTGCATTATCTACCTCTGGGTAATAAACCTTAAACTGTGCGATAACATCTGCGTTGTCTTTAACGCGATTAGCAGCAAGAGTAACTCGCTCCTCAAATTCACGAGGACTAACAAGGTTAGCAATGTAAGTACCTAATTGCTTGCGAGAACCAAGTACCCTGGTGTCAAGTCCATAAGCCTGTAATGTTTGCAGATAACCTCTCTCCATAGAGATGTAGGTATCTTCTCTGACAGCCTGACCTGCAGCACGAAGTGCTTCCATTCCAGGAAATCTTTCTTTGTAAGATTGTGTTTTAGGTAATTCTAATTTAATCTGTGCAACTGTTAAATCTTGTCTAATAAAACCATCAATGGTATCAGCAAGGTCTGCTAAACCAAGTTCTGCAAGAGCAGCCTTAAAGTCTTGCTGTGCAGTGCGCTTGGCTGTATCTTCCTTGACACCATTGACATAGTTGACTCCGCCAATGTTTCCAGTAAAGTTTGCACCGTTAAGTTTTAGTGGGTCTGTAGCGCTTCCAGCACCTGTGTAGGTTGTGCCACCAGTGTTACCACCACCACCGCCTGTGCCTCCGCCACCGCCACCGCCACCGCCGCCGCCTGGACTAGGTGAGCCAAAACCAGTAGCACGAATTTTTGCCCATTTCTTATTGCGCTCTTGCCATTGCCAGTAGAATCCCACACCTGGGTCCTCTGTAGGTTTATCAGCAAATGCTGCATCGCGTGTTTCACGCTCAGCATTTTGCTTTTCATACAAGTCGCCAAGGGGTGTGCCTTTTTTGGCTTTAAGACCACTGCGCCAGTTAGTAACAAACTCATCTTCTGTAGGTGTAGGTGCAGGTACATTAGGCGCTAATGCTCTCTTTGCTGCTGCTTGGCTTTGCTCATCTACATTTGAAAAAGATGCAGGAGTTCTAGCGCCATCTGGCATATCTCTATCTCTGCGTGCCATTTATTTACCCCTGGAATCCAAACATCTTAGCAATATCAAGTGCTGTATTGCTGTATGTTTCTTTAGCGTTTCTTGTGTACTGCCACAACGGGTCATTTTTAAGTTGCTTTGTAAAGTCTGCAAATGTACGAGCATTACCTGTAGTGTTGTCAACAACTTTACCCATCAAGTCGTTCCATGTAATAGCAGTTGAGTCAACCTCAAGTAGGTTAGCCATTTGTGTTCGATAACTGTTAGTTACTTCGTATAGGTTGCGACCTGCTTGCAATGAAGCCAAGAATGGCTTGTTCTGCGGTGCATCGTAAGCCATATCTTTTACTGTCTTAATCCAGTAGTTTGCATCGCGACCATCTAGTGGGTCAAGCAATGATGTGTTAATTGTCTGCTTCATTGTTGCATCAAGAGGCACGCCATAGAGGTATGCTTGCTGAGCAATGCGGTCATAGAATGAACCAAGGGTTCCTCCGCCAGAGAAAAGAACGCTACTTTGCGTAGAAAGATACTGCTCTAGTTGGTCATCATCCCAGTTGTTTTCGATTGACTTAAGTGCAATACCCTTAACAAAATCTGTATTGTCAACTACCTTGCCTGTCGTAGGGTCAACCTGACGAATAGTAACACCCAAAGCCTCTAACTTGCCAAGCATTGTATCCATTGTGTTAGATACTTTTTCAGCAAATGTTGATGCCTTGCGTGGGTCATGTGTATCTAAGAAAAATGAACGGATGCTTGGATAAGTTGCTTGCCACCATACGGTACCCTCAAGGGCATCCATAAAGGTATCTTCATCCCACTTCTCATCTTTAGCACGCTTGAGAAGAATATCAATCTCAGCCTTTTGTGTCTTATCTTCTAAAGATGCAAAGGTTGTGCGAAGGTATGAAACCCACAAATCCTTTATATCTTGACCAGGAGTTGCTGGCGCAGGTGCTGGTGTTGGAGTTGGAGTAGTTGGCTTTGGCTTCGGCTTTGGCGTTGGCTTATCAAATGTATTTGGGTTTTTGTCAAGAGTATTTGGGATGCCATCGCCATCTGAATCTGCAGGCGTAGTATCCTTTTTAAGTGTTGGGTCAGAACTTGCAGCAGCAGCATCGTCAGCAGCACGAATTTTATCACGGGCTTTTTGAGCAGCCTTTGAATCATTAAGCGCCTCAGCACGGGCTAAATCTTCCTCAGCCTTAGCCTTTGCTTTTTCAGCAGCAGCCTTTTTAACTTTGTTGCGTTCTGCTGTTAACTCAGAATTTGCATCATTAAGTGCTTTACGCAATTCCTCAAGTGCTTTTTGAGCAGTCTTAAACCTAGCGCTACCAGGCTTTTCGGATTTAATAATTTGCTCATTTTGATAAATGGCAACACCAATTTTACGGATGCGCTCCTGTGGAGTCTCAGGTACTGCGGTTCTGCGGTCCACCATTATCCTTGTGCCTCTCTTACATCTTGTGCAACGCGGTTGTAGATAGCATCCATATACTTATTTTCTTGACGAACAATAAATTCTCTGTCACCTTGAACCATGTCAACGATTGCTTGCTGGCGACCAGATGCACCAGTATCTTCACCTTGACCAAGGAACACGCTGATTGCTTTAGACTTCTCAGCACCAACAGCATTACGCCCAAGGAGTTGTTGGTAAACAGACTGAACAGCAGCCTCGGCATCTTGCTTGGTGTAAACAGGACCCTTGCTTGAAACATCGCCGCCTAAACCTGCAGCCTGTGCTTTTTCAATCAAGTCTGCTAAATTGATACCACTTGATGGCGTGCCTGTACCTGCAGGGGTACCTGATTTAGTATTAGGCTTTGGTTCTTTTCCTGTAGTCAATTACACCACCACCGTATCATTGATAAAATAACGATTCATAAATTCTTCAAACTCTGGGCTTTCAGCAATAAGTTGTGTGCGTACTTGGTCAAGTACAAATACAACATCTGCATTACTTTTAGCCTCTAGCATGCGTGAACCACCTGCTCGTTCACGCTGTTGTAGCAAGTTACCTAGTTGCTTACGAGCATCTAGGTACACAGCCATAGCCTTAACTACTGGACGATTTCCATTTTGCGCCATCCACTTTTTATCTGCCAAGGCTGTCTCAAGTACTTGCGCTCTACGCTCATACTTTCCACGGTCTGGAGAAATGTATTCTGAGTACCAGTCAAGGTTATCCTCAGCCATCTGACGAAGCCATAGTTTCTTAGCAGCATTGACTGGCTTTAGGGCATCATCATTATCAGAAACGATTCCGTTCTGAATCTTGTAAGTGTTAATCTGACCCATCAATGAATTGAACTGTGTCCAACCACGCTTGATGTTTGCATCGCGTAACAATTCTTCTGGGCTACGGTTCTGACGGTAAGTGTTCTTTGAACCAGGATATGCTCCTTGACGGTACTGCCATTGGTATGCAGCCTGGCTAAAAGTGTACTGCCCATCGAAGTCATTGGCAAGGAAGCCAATAAGTTCTGGGTTGTCATTAGCCTCGGCATTAGCCATAAGGTTCTGGAACTTCTTAAGATTTCTAACAGTATCAATGTTAGCCTCAAGTCCACCTGGTGACTTAGATAGGCTTACAGTTGCCTCAAAGAAATCAGGGTACATCTCAAGGAACTTAGCCTCTGCTTCACCTGGACCATACTGAGTCATGAACTG